TCTAAGCGTTATGTTGATTTTTCCAAGATGCCTTTCGAGGAGATGTCACACAAACTAGTACATATTTATGAATCTTCCGAATCCTCTCGTTTTGATGATCTTTACCAATTCCAACCTTTTCTTGTTTTTGATGATGCCTTTACGACGAAGAGTGCGGCTGATGCCGAAATGATTGTTAAAATCGTCAATTCAGCGCGTCGGCAGGTTGAAAAGTCTCACTTGGATGAAAAGAGAAGTTGTTACAACAGTTTGTTCACCATCATAACTACTAATGAGAATAGTCCAATTAAATTAATGCAGAATCATGTTTACTCACCTGAGAAACTAGTTCGTCGCCTTGGGTCTACCTATGTTGTTAAGTTGAAGAATGCGGATCGAAAGTTGCGAGATGAAGACTTGCGTATTCCATCGGGAATGGATGAGAAAGGATTTCGTGATCATATTCAGCGAGTATTGGATTCTATTTTTGAATTTCAGACAGTTAGTTTCAATCGAACTGGTGAGCCTTCTTTTAGTGGAGCAAAAATATCCTTTTCTAAATATCTTGACGTTCTTGTCGACGATTTTAAGCGTAAGCAAGCTTTCGGAAAATCTGCGTTCAACTATGTTGCTGGAATGCCTCTTAAACAACAGAGCGGGAAGGAAGAATCATTTGAGGAAGTGATGACTTCAGCCCAATGGTATGAACAGAATTATGGCTATGATGTAGCAGCTGAAGATCCTGATTTCATCGCTTCCCTTAACACTTTGTTTTCTTATTATGACTCTGGTGTAAAGATGCGGAAAGAACAGAAAGAGTATTACGCTGACTGGTATGAGAACCTGTCAGAAGCACGGAAAGAAAAAGCTGTAGCTAAGATGTCAAGAGCTTTTATTGAGTCATTGAGTGTCAAAGAAACCAGAGTGGAGAAAGTTACAACTGTGTTGTGGCCTGGCCTGAGAGCTTTTGCGGCTTTCTTGTCCAAACATAAGGAAGGAATTGCGGCTGGTATTATCACTAGCATTGGATTAGCGGTTGTGGTGAGTTCTATCACCCGATTGTGTCGTCACATTGCATTACAGCTACAGAACATGGTGTATGATAAGGGAGGCTTCGCTAGAGCCAAACCTACACACTTGCCTAAGTGTAAGGTTATTCCTCAGTTACATTCAATTGATGAGAAAGATCGCCAAGTTATGCATAAAGTTAGTCGTAATATTTTGCCCATTAAATGGGCCATGTCAGCGGATTCAACACCCGCTGAGCAGCAGTACATAACGTGTGTAAATGCAAGACAGGGTTATATCAATCGACACTTTTTTGATGATGAGCGTGAACATATTGAGTGTGGAAATTCCATCTATGTTGGTGTGCGTGACTCCCTTGGTAGAGATGTCAAGTATAGACCATTATCACTAGCTGCTGACCAGCGAACCTCTCTTGAAGATCGAGTTGATTTGCTCCTAGTCAATTTCTCTGTTGATTTGCCCTGTATTCGCGATATTTCTAAGTTTATCATCGCTGACGATGTTGATTACCGTAATTGTTATCTCTTGAGTCCTGATGAGAATCGTCATTTGCCGGCCATTTGGGCCGGTAATAAATTGTCTAATGTTGCTGGAAAATATGATCAATATTACCAAGTTGATTTTGTCGATAACGCGTCTGCTCGTTTGCGAACTATTGTCGGAGATTGTGGAAGACCTTATTATGTTGTTGGAAGAGGTGTTGTTGGATTACATGCAGCTATTGATGCATCGCATGGCGCGTTTGCCGCAGCGGTTAGATTGCCTAATGTTTACTTTACTCCTGTACCTGAGCCTGATTATGAAGTCGTTGCTGAAGAAACAACCAGTTCCTACTGGTTTAGTAAGACTGCTCTATACACTGGCTTGAAACTCAATGGCCAGTCCGTTTCTAAATATGTTTCGCGTCAAACACAGTTTGAGCGAATTCCTGATTTGATTGAAGACGGTGAGTGTGATTATAAACCAACAGCAAAGACCCCGTGTATTGTTGACGGTGTGAAGATTGATCCTCTTATTACTAATGCTCAAAAGTGGGAGACTGAACAAGAATCTAGTATCCCAGTGCGGTTGATCCGGCTGTGCAGTGATTATTTCAAGGGTAAGATGCCAAGTAATGAACCTCGAGTGTTGACCCAACATGAGACGATTAATGGAGTCGGAACTATGGATAAGATCAAGATGAGTACTTCGAGTGGATTGTGGTCAGCTTATTTTGGGGAAGGTAAGCGAAAGATCTTTACTGCTTTGCCCCAGGAAGTTGATGAACGAGGTTGTGCTAAACCTTTGGAATATGAGTTCAGTGAAGAAGCTAAGTCTCGAAAGCTAGCGGAGTATGGAAAATCATTCGTGCAGGTTGTCCAAGAGAAGGATGATATGTTGAGAGTTGGAAAGTTACCCCCATTTCCTTATGTGTCGACTTTGAAAGATGAACTAAGGCCTCTTAACAAGGTGAAGACTGGTAAAACTCGGGTTTTTGAGCAGGCCTCATTAGATAATTTGTTGTTGAACAGAAAATATTTCGGACATTTTGTTGATGCCTATCGTAATCATGCTGGATTTGAGCTTTATCATGGTATCGGTCGGGACAAAGAAGCAGTATGGGGTTTGTATGCACAAGGGTTGACATCCTTTTCCAATATTGGTCACTGTTTTGATTATAAGAATTTTGATGGATCTTTGCCGGCAGAGTGTTTTACGTTTTTTCGTCAAGTTACTGATGATTATTATGCTTCCAATGACACCAAGGAAGCGAAGCTGGCTCGCCACGGCTTAATAATGGCGATGCAAAATGGACTACATGTGATGAATGACCTCATGTTTGAGTCCACACAAGGGAATAAATCTGGGAATGCTTTCACAGATGTGTTCAATTCCATCTCTAACACGTTTTTAATGTGGATAGCTTTTCTTTCTTTTCAGACTGTGCAATGGAAGGAGAAGGGATATGGTGCAGGAATGAGACTTGCCGAGTTCGACGAAAATGTTCGTATGCTTACTTATGGCGATGATGTAGTTATGGCACTGAAAAATTCAATCGTGCAGCAAGGGTTTGACGGACCCTTCATTCAATCCGTCATGGCTGAGTTGGGTGTGACAATAACATCTGCGAACAAAGTTGATGAAATAGAAGTTTGTATGCCCTTAAATGAGGTGACATTCTTGAAGAGTCCATTTATCTATGATAAAGAGTATGGAATATGGAAAGCCCCACAACCAATTGAGCCAGTAATTAGAGAACTCAAATATCGTCCTCGCACGTGTAAAGGAGATCCTCGAGACTTGGGAAATAGATGCACCAATGTGCTACAATTCCTAGCCCACCATGACAAAAGTGTTTTTGAAGAATGGAAAGCGAAATTACTCGCCCGGGATGTCTCGGGCGGATTGGCACCTTATTTGAACCAATCATATGAGTACTTTAATGCTAACATCAAGCTCAAACAACATGCTGAGCCCTCGTTGTACTCTTTGCCAAAGAAAGCAGGGTGCCC